TTGTCGGACGTGATGGCGGCTGAGAAGATCTTGGCCGACACCACAGCATTGGTCGCAATCTCGTCAGCACTCACAGCGCCCGCTGCGATGGTTCCGGCTGTGACGGCATCGGCAGCAATGGCACCCGCCTCAACAGCGTTGGCCGCGATCTTTCCAGCCGTTACAGCATTGGCGGCAATCTTATCCGCAGCCACAGCGTTGGCAGCAATCTTGTCGGACGAAATGGCCCCGGCGAAAATCTTGTTGGACGTAATAGCGTTCGTCGCGATTTCATCTGCTGTAACCGCCCCGGCTGCTAACTTGCCTGTTGTAACTGCACCAGCGTCAATCTCGGCAGCAGTGACGGCCCCGGCTGCAATCTTCGCGGTGGTGATAGCGCCGGATGTGATCTCGGCGGCAGTTACAGCATTAGCTGCAATTTTATCTGTCGTGATAGCATCAGCGGCAATCTCGTTAGCTGTAACTGCACCCGCTGCCAGTTTGCCCGTTGTGACAGCGCCTGAAGAAATCTTGGCAGCGGTGACAGATCCAGCAGCAATAGAACTTGCAGTAACAGCATTCGCAGCTACCTTGTCGGCGGTAACGGCATCAGCCGCAATTTCAGATGCAGTGACGGCCCCCGCCGCAATTTTAGGTGACGTAATTGCGTCTGAGGCAATCTTGGTTTCAGTGATTGCACCAGCCGCTATAACATCAGCCGTAACAGCATCATTTGCAATCTTGGCAGTTGTAACTGCGTTGCTACCGATCTTGGCCGCTGTAACAGCAGAACTTGCAATCTTAGCAGATGTGACGGCGTCAACGCCCAGTTCTGTACTTGTGATCGCTTCGACTGCAATCTTGGCAGTTGTGACAGCATCATTGCCGATCTTGGTCGCCGTGATAGCAGCATCAGCAATCTGTGTGCCGTCAACCTGTCCGGTGAGATCAGTGGCGGGAACAGCCGCTGTCCAGGCCGTGCCTGTGTACCGATACAACTTGTTGTCGGTCGTGAGCAGAACGACACGACCTTGCGTCAGGTTCGTAGTTGGCAGACTTGCCACGCGCTCAATTGGACGCAGATCATCGCTGAAGAGGTTTTCACCGATCGTGCCTGTAATGTCGTCAGTGTTTACAGCCGCAGTCCACGCCCCACTAACTAGGCGGTACAGCTTGCCATCTGTGGTCAGAACAACAACTTGTGGGCCAGTATATCCACTGACGGTCGGCAGAGTAGAAACAACACCGACAGGTTCGATGCCAGAGGCAAAAGAGGCGTATGTGATCGACCCGGCTTCAACCGATGAAGCAGTGTAAATATCCGTTGACCAAGATGATGACGCATCGTCCCAGCGATATATGGTGATATCAGGTAAAAGCAGGACAAGCTGGCCGTCAAAGTCACCGGATGATGGCAGAGATGACACCGGCTCAATGCCAAACGCACCCGCCTCCTGAAACAGGTCGTTGACTGAATCCGAAAAGTCGTTTGGCTCAATCAGCAGCGTCGTGGCCGACGCAGTAGAGGAAAAGTCAGAAGCATTCAGCGAATTATCTACTGCCCGAACCCAATAAAAACGGGTCGTATTGTTTGGCAGGTTGGAGTCGGTAAAATTAGTGCCAGCCACAACGCCGACACGGGTTGCAGTTGACAGGTTATTGGTGTTGCTGCGCCAGATTTCAACATAGTTCAGATCTAGATCGCCGGGGTTTGCCCAAGACACCATGATCGACTTGTAGTTGCCAGAAGCAGACAGCCCAGATGGAATGCCAGGCGGTGTCGTGTCGCCGATTGAACCCAGCGATGCGCTGGCAAAAGGTGACCGAACGCCAAGCGAATTTATCGCCCGCACCCGCACATTGTAGTCATAATTATTCAGCACTGGCTGGATAACGTGCGTGGTGCTACTGCTAAATGTGGAGACATATTCCGCATCTGGCGTCAGGATTGGCTCGCTAACCAAGCCATAATCTTCTTCGTCGGTGTAGCTGTCCGCTACGCTGCCAAAGTTTTCCTGTTCTGTGTGAGCGTCGGCAATAGAGGCATAGTCTTCCTCACCACCAAGCCGCTTAGACTGAACCTCATATTGCGTAACGAACGCATTGGTGCTTGCGGTCCAATCCGCGCGGATTGCAGGAATAGTGGCACCATCGTCGTTCACAACGCTGGTCGCGGTCAATGTCAGGCCGCTTACCGCCGCAACAGTATTGAAGTCTGGCAGATCGGTGTTGTTTTGAATAATGTCCGTTTCTTCTGCGTTCCAATCAAAGGCAGTTTCGCTGGTTTCCCGCAGCGTCAGCGTGACCCGCAGATCACCGGCCTCTGATGATGATCCGAAGTTCCAGCCGACAACTTCAAACTCCTTCTCAGTCCATCCGTATCGCTCATTGGTGAGTGCGATGATTTCGCCGACTTCTACATCAAATGCGTTTAGACCAAAGTCCGCCGTAAGCGTCATTTGCTCCCGGCCACGAAACAACGTCAACTTGGCGAGCCGCTGTGCAGTTGCTGAACTGGTGGTGAACGGCAACTGGAGATCAAGCATTGTCTGTTCGCCGCCGTCTTCAGTCTCAAAGGCGGTGCTGTTTATCGGTGGATAGTCAGTCGCAATCCAGCGCTCTGTTGCGTCCCTGAACGTGCCTTTCACGCCATTGAACTGATCTTGCAGGTTGACCCGTGTTGACAAGTTGATCGGGCCGCGCAGGTCGTCCAGGGTTAGAGTTTTGACAGGCGCAACATAATCGCCGACCTTCAGCTTCCATTTACCAGCGCCCCAAAACAATGAACCAGCGCAGGCTGTCATCATGCTCTGCAACACTTCGCCGTGGCTCTGGTTTGCCTGCGCCACACCATTGATCGTGTAGCGGTCCTCGGTGCCACCTTCTGCAAGGGTTACGTTTTCGTCGCAGATGTTGGCCGCAGCCGCGAAGTCAACATCATCAATCTGAGTGTCGTTTAGGCCATAGCTGCTGGCGATATAGTCCCGCACGCAGAGTGCTGCGTTGTTGCTGTAGGCAGTTGATGCAGTGCGTGGGTCATAGACCTTCTTGCCCCGCACCACTGCGGTCACAAGAGGCAAGCCGTTGGCGAACACGTCCTGGTCGTACTCATATCTGATGTAGAGATAAGCAATCCCACGCCCGCGAAAATCACTGGTAATCTGCTCGCTCTCTGAAAGCAGGTCGCTGTCGGCTGCTTGGCCTGCCGTGCCTAAGGTCTTTTTGATCCTGATCTTACTGTTCCACGGCGTGGACGTGACAAAGCCGTTGTTGTCGAGCGTGACTACCTCATCGTTTAGGTAGATGTCGTTAATGGCTTCAACTTCATGCCCAGCCAAGACAAGGATCTGATGCAGATATTTGTTGTTTGCGCCAGTGGTTTCATAATAGGTGATTACCCCGCCCTTGCGGGTTTCGCCGTAAACAAAGTCAAACGGAGATATAGCATCTCGCGCGTTGACTAACTGACCAGTTTGGCCGCTAAACGCTGGCTTAGGCGCGAGTGCGCCAAGCGCCCAAGACGTGACAAGGCTGATACCGATGGAGACGGCGGCGCTTGCGAGAAAGAAGGCGGGTGTTCCGGCAACAAGATTTGGGAATATTAAAGCCGTGAGCGTGACTGGATCACGCGGAGCGACATCCCAATCGCGGTGGCGCATAACATTGTAAGGCAGGCCGCTTTTCATCTTGGTATCCACGCTTTATCGATGTCGTCTAGCGGATAATATACCACACCCGCACGAGAAATAAACGCCGCCTTGGTGCCAACACAGATGCCTAGAGCATACCCAATCAGCCAGCGTTCTGCCTTCTTGGTGGCGACCAACGAACCGCGCGGCGGGACGTGCTTCACCTCTTGCAGTTTGCGCTCAATTGCCTCGTCAAAAGTCTGTGCGCCGAACTTGGCCCTCATGCGAGAAGGCAGCATTGGCTCTCCGCCGTGGGCTATATATTCACCTACCCAATCGTCCGCATAGCCCGCGCCGTGATATGCCTTGAATGCGTCATTGCTGAACGTCAGGCAGTCATGCGCGCCCCATCGGAATGGCGTAGACCTTACCGAACGGAGATACTGATTTAAGCGCTTGAGCGACCCCATACCACTTCCGCGTCTTGAATAGCGCTGACGTAATCGAAGAACGTATCACCAGCATACCGAGCCTTCTGCGTTTCCGAGGTATATCGCAGGTTGCTTGCCTTCTCTGTCTCTACCAGCTTGCTGTCCACCGTCGCCACAATGGTGCTGGTTTCCCCGCTATCCTCAATGGGCATGGTGTTGACGCTGCCTGCGAAAACCTCAACGATGTCTGTGATGTTGGTCACGCCGAACAACACCCGGCACCGACGCCTTTGATATGGCTCTTGCAACGCCAGCGAAACTAGGTCAGTAGCCACCCCGCTCAAGCTAATTGTGATGGCTTTGGCCGACAGATCGGCCACCTCAGACAAGCCTTGGATATTGAGCAGGCTCCCGGCCCCGACGTAGGTGTTGCTCTCAATTGTCCTGTCGCCATATCCCGTCCAGAGCCTCACAGTGCCGCTGTCAAACGCAAGTTCAACCGCATAATACGGCTGCACCTCTGACTGCGCTAAGGCCGACAAAAGCGCTGAAGGGACTGTCCTTGACATTAGATAGCCTCCATCGCACCAAAGGTGATGCCGTAGATGCTGGCCTCATTGATTGACCAGGCTTGCTCGTTGGTGGACAAGCGGAAGATGCCCTTGGTGTTTGAAAGCCCGGCTGACGTTGAAGACTGCGCGGTGCGAAGTGCAGGCCAGATTTCAAGATCGGCAGCAGCGCCCGTGCCTGTATAGTTGATCAAAACCTTGTGGAGCGTCCTGTCGCTCCCAGTGCCAAGATCAATGTAGTCGCCAGCCAGAAGCGTCTGACCGGATGGAACGGTAGCGTCCACAGTGCTGTCGCCCGGCGACCCAGTAATCGTGCAGGACTGCGCCGTGCCACGCAAAGATGTCCTCAGTGGGTCACCCAAGGAAAATGTTCCGTACTGGCCGCGCAGTGACAGCAAGAACGCAAGCCAAGTTTCTGCATCTGCCGTCTTCATGGGTGGCAGCGTCACATCAGCAGCCCACGCCTGGCCAGAATAGGCATGTGCCTGTCCAGCGAAGGTGAACGGTGACATGCTGTAGGCCACGGCATTGATCGCCCGCAGTTCAATCTGCGCGATGCCCGTGTGGGATGGAAGCGTCAAAGGGTAACTGATGGCCATTATGCAAACGCCCTTCCGTATGATCCGCCGCGCCGCTTGGCGTCAACAACCGCCGACTTGGCGGCATCTGCGATCTGCGGCATTAGTTGTTTGATCTCGGTGCGCACGGTCTGCTGCACGCCGGTCGAAACATTGATCGTCTGATTGACGATGACGCCGCCGCCCTGCCCCTTGGTATGGTCTACAACCGTCTCTCTGGGGTGCAGCATGGCCATAAAGCCACCTTTGCCATCTAAGCCGCCCGCACGGTCGCCGCCGCCCGTGTAGCCGCCGCCAGAGAAGCTGGGCAGGCCGAAAGAGCCAGTGTAGGTTCCACCCGCAGGCAGCGCGGCAAAACCAATGGCGTCAGAAATCAAGCCGGTGATCCGCTTCACGACAAAGACGCGGTACAGTTCCTTGATGATGCTGCTGGCCATGCTACGGAAGGCGTCTGCCACAGAGGAGGTGCCGTCAATGATTGACATGAAGCCGGTTTCGAATGCTCCTTCAATGCTTTTGTTCAAATCCTTCAACTTTTGCATTTCAGGCGTCAGTTCAGAGGCACCTTCTTTGATCTTTTTCATTGCACCGCCGCCAGCTTCGCCAAGTGCGTTGAATTGCTCAGTTAGATTTTCAATCTCTACTGCTTGCTGGCCAGCGGTGTCGGCAGCAGCCGCAATCTGATCTAGGCTTGCGCCAGCCTTGCTTAAATCAATAGCTGCTTTGGCAGCAGCCTCTGAATACTCTACGGACGCACCACGCTGCGCTGCCGCTATTTTTGCGTTCAGGATAGCAATCTTTTCTTGTTGGGTCATTGCCGCCGTGGCGGCGGATGCAAGGGCATCACGCAGAATTATTGCGCCGTTAGCAGCGCTGTAAATCTCGCCAGAAAGACCCGCAACAGATTCTTCAGTCGCATTCGCAGCAGCTTCAGTCTCTGCAAAGGTCGTATTAAGATCTAAGGCTGCAATTGCGCTCTCAATAAGCTGACGGTACAGTTCTCGCTGCTCTTCGTTGGCGGAGTCTATGCTACCAACAATCTTCAAGAATGTTGCTCTAACATCTTCCAACTCTTTTGCAATTTGGGTTGGACCTTCTGCTGCGCCGAGATCAGACAATTCCTTCGCAAGGTCGAATGCCTCCAAAAGGGTTGAATTCATTGTCTTTTGAAGGTCAAAGATCTTGTCGTTATAGGTATCCACAGCAGCATTGGCGGCTGCAAACTGAGCATCGTTTTGTTTTGATGCGTCGTTAATGCTTTCTCCAAGGTCTCTAAATGCGTCCTCGGCTTTCTGAATTTCTTCTCTGGATACATCAGCGAAACTGCCAAATTCATCGCGCAGCGCGACCACGGTTTTGCCTAAAATTTCTATTGCGTCCAATCTGCGGAGGTTAGCCTGAGCCTCAAATAACGTTCTAGCCCCTTCTGCGGCATCTTTATATTTCTCCTCCAAATCACTGGAGGACATATTGGCTTTTTTGGCTGCGCTTTGGTAGTCCGACAGAGCCTTAGAAAGGTCTTCGACTGCTTCCTGAAATGATTGCCCTTGAGAACGGGATTTCTCAAAAGAAACTCCAACAGCAGAAACAATCGCGACAGCAGCACCAAGGACAGCACCAATTGGACCAAAAATACCTAAAAACTGAGAGCCTTGCTGGCCGAATGCTTGCATTTTGCTGGTGCCGTTGGCAACCTGAACGAAAAAGTCACCAACTTGATAACCGGCTTGCTGGAGCGCACCCTTGGCCCACTTGTTGGTCGCCACAGCATTCGCGTTGTACTGCGATGTTGTTTTCTGGATTGTCCTGTTCAGATTTTTCATTCGGGTCTGAACCTGCTGGATTTGCGGCAGACCCGTGACGTTCACGCCAATGTTGATATCGAGGTTTTCACCGAGACCTTGTGCCATCTTTCTCGCGCTCCTCAAGTATCATGAAATATGCGATCCATTCATTGTACTCGCTTATGCTGATTTCCTCAATCTCGGCAATTGTTTTGCCAAGACGTGCGGCCAGCCCGATCAAGTTTACCCTGAATGAATCGCCCTTTAGTTTTTTAGGTGTTCCTCGACACTGGTCCCCGTGAACACTGCGGTGAACACTTTGGTAATGACCGAAAGAGGTTCACCCATAAGGATCGCCTTATCCTCCAGCGTGAACGCTTTCTCGCCGTTGTCCAGTTCGCACTTTTCAATGATCACCTCAACCATGCCAGCCATAGTGACGTTGTTCAAGAAGCCAGGATGCTTGCGCTGGATCTTGTCCAGATCGCGCGCAGTAACATCCACAGAATAGAGGAGAAGGGGTTCATCCCCCTCTCCCCATTCTGCGACTTCGGTGACCTTGCGCTCTTGTTCAGAGCGCTTGGCCGCGATGCGCTTACCAAGGCTCATGCATTACACCGTGGTCTGTGTCAGAGCGCCGTTGCCTTGAACCGAGATGGACATCTCGACCAGGCCGTCAAACGAGGAATTGACACTGCGCCCGGTGACGATTGCAGATCCGGTCAGATAAGTGTCGCCAGACGCATCGCCTTCTGGGTAGAGGTTCAGCGTGACTTCTGCACCGATGGTCAAAGCACCCTGACCAGTGGTGTCAGTCTCGTCCCACAGAACGTCAACCGACCCCGTAAAGGTCGTCAGCGACGGCTTGTAGGTGCGAGCGGTATCGCCCATCGTGGTATCTTCAAGCGTGTCTGCGCTTTCCTCAATTGAGAAAGAGCGGATTTCCGCAATGGCATTGGAACCGACCTTTACGGTCCCTTCGCTGCCGGTATGTGTAGCCATAGGAGCCTCCTGTTATCTGGCCGTTTCAACGTCACCGATACTACTAACATATCGGATCGTATACGTTAAGCGTGCCACGCCAACAGGACGTTCCGCATCGCCATCAAAGTCAATCTCGGTACTAATTAAGATACTATCTTTCACAAGGCCATTCAGCGTGTAATCCGCCGCAATGGCCTCTTCGATCTGAACGCACAGCGCGTCCACATCATCGTCAAAAGTATCGACTGCCCGCACATACGCATCAACCACAAGGCTGAGATCCCGCGCAAGCGTCCTTACCCCCATAGTCTGCAATCCTGATGCCTCAGAGCCGCTGTAAACGGTCACAGCGGGCAATTTAGCTTCAGTGAGTGGATATACCCGTGACGCATAAACACCACCTGTGGCAAGCGTCACAGCGCTTGTCAGGATGGTCTCAACCCGATCTCTGATTTGCTTGCGAATGTGAGCCATCAGACCTTTTCCAACTGCACCGTCGTCACGCCCGTGCCGTCGTGTACCCAGGCCTTGATGTCGTAGGTCACAGTGTTGATGACCATCTGGTTGTCCTCGGCGATGCTTGGCACGTCAGCCGTGCGGCAGGTCAGCCGGGGCTGTTCCTGATGCACCTGCACATAGCCGCCAGCATCAATAGGGACAGTCTCATTGTCGAAGATGCCGTAGATCGTGCCGCCGTCATAGGTGACGGCGACAGCGAACTCATCCACATCCAAGATGGATGTCAGATCGTCATTCAGCGGCAGGGGCATCTTTTGCCTTGCGACCCCGCTTCTTGGGCGCGTTGTATGCCTTCAGGCCAACAGCGCGATCTTCAACAACAGGTTCAGCTTTAGGCGCGGAGGATTGCTCAACGCGGCCCATTGAAATCAGGATATTCCCTTCGCTAGCGGGAAGCTGGACGACATCCCCGGCCTTGCGACGTTCGCCGCCAGCCACGCAGTTCTTCAGGACCAAGTAGTGGTTCATGATGTTCTCCAGTTCAGAAATGGGGGGGCCGGAGAAGCCCCCCCAAGTGAGCGCCATTAAGCGCCGTCGTTGTTGTAGGCGAAGCTGACCGCGTGGCGGACGGCAACGTCAACAGTTTGCAGCGCGACAATGCGGACCGTGCCGCTGGTCGATGCAGTGTACGGATCGACAGTGATGTCGAGGCCACCGTACATGCCGATCAGCAGGTCTGCGAAGTTGCCGAAATACAGGTCGCCAGCGGTGACCTGGTTCGACACAATGGCGCGGTAGCCGTTCATCGTGCCACCCGGCTCGACAACGAACTGACCAGAGCCAGAGTCCTTCGCAGTGGTCTTCAGAGCGCCGTACATGCTGGCAGGCAGGATGTACGCGAGGTTGCCCATCAGGGCGTTGTCCTCGGCAACGGCGGTTTCCATTGCAACCACTTCGGCAAAGGTCGGGTTTGCCGCTGCAAAGTCGGTCGGAGCGTTGATGCCCGACGTGTTTGCAATCCCGGTCGGCTGACCGGACGAACCCGAACCCTGAAGGCCACCATTGTCAATCGCCAGCGCCAGACCAGTTGACAGGTCGTTACGGACCAGTGCCTCAATGTCGAGGCTGGACTGCATCATCATCAGGCGAGTGATGTCGGTGAACGCGCCAAGGCTCTTCGGCGACATGGTGACTTGGCCAAAGGTCGGCTCCGATTCGGACGATGCGCCGCCCTCAGTGGAGATCCAGCCTGCGGTCGAAGCAGCGGTCTTCTTGGGGATTTTCACATCACCAACAAGGCCGGTCAGCATGGTCGCGCCTGCCTGCATCACCGACGATGCGTTCCGCAGAACGTCGATGAAGTCACCGCCGCGATAATCTTCGGCAACCATCGCCGAATCGTCGGAGGTGTTCAGGTCACGCTGGGACCACGAACGACGCACGTCGGCAGGGATATAGAGGCCCTGCGGATCAACACCGTCACGCTTTGCAGCTTCACCAGCGGCTTCAAACTCGAACTCAGCGGCAGCTTGCGCGCCACGGTCGGACGGGTTGGCCATTGCACGGATTGCACGCATCAGCGAGAAGTTACGGACTTCCTTCTTGGACAGGCCGATGTCGCTGTCATCCAGCGGCTTGGAGCCGATTACGTCCAGAATTTGGCCACGGAACTCAGCCAGCGAAGTGCCGTTCTTGACAGCTTCGTCAGCCATTTGGCGCTGGTTGTGCTTGGCAGCGAGGCGATAGATCTCGCTGGTCTCTTTGGCGGCGGCGCGGGCAGCTTCGGCCTTCACCGCTTCCACATCAATTTTGACTTCATCAGTCATTGTGGTCTCCATTGTTGGAGTTTCAGTTACTGGTTTAGCGGGTGAAGTCTCTGCCGCGCGGCCAACGCCGACTGTCCTGTCAGCGGGGATCGAAACGACCGATACCTCCATTGGCGACCACGAAGACACACGGTAGCTATCCGACTCTTCGCGATCCATTTTGTTGACTTGATAGCCAACAGAGATGTTGGAACGGATGCCGTCCGCAACATCATCGAAGATCTCTTTGGCCAGCCCGTTCTTTCCAAAACGAACTGTCGCCCGCAACCTGCGGGTAGAACCATCAAGATCTACGTTCTCCACCACGCCAATCTGCTGGCGTGGGTCATGATCAAGCAGCAATGGCATCCGGCCAGACTGAGCGAACTCAAGGTCAATGCTGCGCTCGTCATGATCTAAAATCTCTTTGCCAAAGCTGCGGTCAACTGGCTCTTCGCTCGAAACGGCCATGCGGACTGTGCGCTTTTCTTCGTCCACCACTTTGGCGTCAAAGGGCATGCCGCGCGTCTTCATGTTCTCGCGGTCTAAACGCTCGTCTTCCTCGTAGTGATGGATGCGCTCATCGTCTTCCATTTCGGACTTGCCAAACGTAATAACGTATGCGTCATCAGTTTCTTGAACATCTTGGATGTGACGCTCTTCCATATCTTCGCTCCGTTTTGATGACATTGGATGTCCTACCGGCAACAAGTCCGTGTCATGTTTTCCAGATCTAAATTTACCATTTCTTAGCGCATAAAGAAAGCTGTTCACTCTGGCGTAGGCCCATTGCTCTGGCGACTTCACATTCGGGCGCACACTCTGCGGGTTGGTTTTGTACGCACCAACGCCACGATTAAACACTGCTGTGAGCGTTCTCACGCTTGTGCGCTTAGACGCAACATCACCAACTTTCTCATTGTGATCGTCTGCTTTTTTCTGCAAGCCCTTCTTCACTGCGTCAGTGACAGCACGTTCTTCTTTGCTCAAACGCTCTGCAATCTCGCGGCTCCATGAAAACCCTGCGTCGCCGCCCCAAAGCGCCCACGCAATGCGGCCATTTGATGGGTAACCATCTTCGCCAGGGCGGAACCCCTCGGCGTCCTTGTCAACTTCGTGGCGGCTGAAAAAGCTGTACATCCGCTTGACTGTATCCTCGGATAGCTCTTTGCCGTTGCTGATGTCTCTCGCCCGTGCGATGCCAACTTCCGTACCGCCACGGCCATGCTCACGCCGCCATTCCAAGCCGCGCTCTGCTTCATCCACCATGCCTTTAGTCGGCTTGTAACTCGCCATCGCTGACCTCCGCTTCAACTGGCAGCTTTGCTCCAAACGGCTCATAGGCCATCGTCAGGCCGTACTGTGTAGCACTCTCCTTGTCGCGCACGATCTGCGCAAAGGTTTCGTCTGCATCACGGCCATAGTTGGCGGCAATGTCACTGTGGCTCAAAATGCCGTTCTGGAGCCCGACAACTGCCGCGTTAATCTCCTTCATCGGATCAACCCACTGGAAGCCGCGCGGTCGGAACATGAAGGTGCGCGAGAACTTCTCATATTTGCCAGCCCCGGTGATCGGCGTTAGGGCGTTGTCAACCACATGCTCCAGCCACACCCGATAGAGCGGGTCCAAGAAATGATCGACCATGAAGGTCTGAAGTGTACGGTAGAAATCCCGTTCTTCCAGCGCACCTTGCCGAATGGAAGAATAACTGGTGCCTTCCAAGTCGTTCGCCAGCGACGTGTAGCTGACGCCCAGACCGCCAGCGATGCCGCGCAGAATGCTCTTCTCGAAGTCAGCAAAGGCCGACGTTGGGTGTGTCGGGTCAAAGGGGGTGAAGTCAACGCCAGCCGGTAGCTGGTGGAACGAACCGGCAACGGCGTCATAGATCGGAGATCCCGTGCCACCTTCGCCCTCATAGCCATCAGCCATGAAGTCATCACCGGCTGGGCTGGTAAAGAAGCCCATCTTGGACGCAGCCGTGCGAGCCGCAACCAGTTCCGCCTCACGATAGCCGTGCAGCATCTTTAGCGCAGATATCGCAGCAGTTGACCACGGTACGCCGCGCGTCTGTCCTGCCCGCTCCTGCCGGTAGATGTGCATGATCTCAGATGCAGGCACGCGCGCACGTTTGGTGCCTTTGGCCAAGGTCGTGTAGTCGTAATCGCCAGGATGGTTCAGCAGAATGTGATAGGCGACAGGACGGCGGTATTCGTCTAGTTCAACACCCATGCGGACATCATTGCCATTGCGATACCGCTCGTTCATCTCCTCATCAACCCGATCAGGCTCAATGATCTGAATTGCGATCTGATGGCGGAATGCACGGCCCTTCACGATCCGCAGAAACACTTCGCCATCGCGCGCCATGCCGGTGATGACGTGGTTCTCTAGGTCAATCAGGCTCATCTTGCCATCAACGGTCGGCCCGCCAAGTCGGCTAAATTCCGCCCAAGCCGTCTCAATGATCTGACTGCCAGCAGTATCTGGCGTGTTATCTGGGTTTATCGCACGCACCTGAAGTCTGAAGCCGTTATTGCCAACCACATTTGTGCGCAGAAGCTGCAAATAGCGGCGGAAATATTCGTTGTTGCGCTCCAGATCGCGCGACCTGTTGCGCAGTTCGTTCAGCGCCCAGCGGATTTCGCTGTCGGCACTGCGATTACTGCCTATGAAATCAGCGAAAAGCCGCCCTTTGGCGGCAGCGGCATAGTTCCGTCTCTGGATGCCCTTGGGTTTCGCGGGCTTTTTGAAGATGTCCAGAAGACCCATTACTGGAACCTCACCTTAATCGTGGAGCCGTTTGCCTTGCCGCGCTTTACTTTCTCACGGTTTTCATGCTTGACCACCTCGGCGCGATACCGATCACGCGCGGCAAGCAGTTCATCAAACGACATCTTTGTTAGCGAGCGACCCGCAATGCTATAGCTGCTGACATCACTGTCAGCCTTGCCCTGAAGGATCGATTCAATCTTATCAACCATGATCTCCGCGTGAATGCGAGGATCGGCCTGGTTGTCGTCCATGTCAGGGATGGCTTCAAAATCGCCGATATCAACGACAATCCGATTCCCTGATGACGTTTGCGTGATTTCAAGCTGCCAGTGGTATTTCCCCGGCACAAAATCGGCAGTTGTGGCGCTGTCTGCCGTGAACAGATAGTAGTCTTCGCCGCTTGGCTCTGTACCGGCTATTTTGATTTCATTGGCACCGCCACCAGTGATGCGAGCCACATATTCCGCAGAGTGCGCGCTGGGCGGATAATCAACCGCAATGTCCGACCGCTTCCATTGAAGAAAGTCGCCGACAACAATCTCAAGCGGTTCACCTTCCGGCGCGTTCGCTGCATCAAACAGATTGGCCATTATTTGTATCCATGCACAAAACTGCTTCTACGGGGAACGGTCGGACGGCGATAAACGGACTTCTCCGCGTCCGACGGTACCACATTTTGCGCCCTTCTGTAAACAACTTCAAGGTTTAGGTTCAAGATGGCCAATGCAGCAGTGGCATAAACGCGGCAATCAAGCGCTTCGTTGCGTGTCCTGATCTTCACCCATTCGCGCTTTGGCCTGCCCTTGAAATACTTGGTGACCTTCTTTTCAGCGGTTAACATCCGGTAGTATTCTTCGTGCCGCCCGACCGGAAAATGGCAATACCCCTCACCCTCTTCTACGATCTTCAGCCTCGAATAGATCAGTTCTTTTGCCGTATCGGTGCCAATCGGGAACAGATTGATCTTGCCAATATTGTTCTTCGTCGGCCTGCCTGCAATCGGCTTGCCCTCACCGCCGACACCCTTGACCGCGAACACCCTCCGACCGGCGCGGGCGCGGCAATAGTTGTAGACCTGCTGCGTATAATGGCCACCGGAGTCAACGCAGGCAGACCTAATGACCATTTCGCCGTGCGTCGGATGCACAAACTTTTGTTGCAGCGTCTGGTCTAGCTGCATCCACAGATCAGCAGTGGATGGGTCGCCATAGATGGTCTGATAGTCAATCGACCAGCTTTCTTCCCCTCGGCCCCAGCCCACGACCTCCAGTTCTAGGCGATCATCCTGCACGTCAACGCCGGCCGTCAGCAGCAACACGTCATCAGGCAGTTCTCCACCCCAATCCTCGGCCCGCTGCATCAGATCGTGATCGTCAACCTGTTCGCCTTGATCCTCCCAAGTCTCGCCCAAGAACGTGTTCACCCACGTTCTCAGCCGCATCGGGTCGCGCTTCGACGCCAGGAAGTCGCGCACGCTGTCCTCTAGTGGCGTCCAAGGTGAATATAGGCCGCTCAAGTGGAACCCAGCCGTTTTGCCATCACCTTCGGATGTGGCCTTCCACTTGCCGTACCTGATCGCCCGATATCGCTTCGCATCCGACCAACAAGATCCGCAATGCTCGCACACATAGGTGGCTGTGGCCGGTTTGTCTTGTTCCCACTGAACATTTGCCCAGCGCAGCACCTGTTCCTCTTCGCAATCGGGGCAGGAAACAAAATACTTGCGCTGGTCGCTTTCTGCGTAAGCCTGTTCAATCCGGCTGTTGTTGCGCTCAGTCGGCGTGCTGACAAGAATCAGCTTCCTGTTCCAGAATGTGCTGGATCGCTTCTTAGCCAGCGACACAGGATCGCCCTCGGCGCCTGCTGAAGGTGGATAACGGTCCACCTCATCGCACAAAATCATCCGACAAGGCCGAGATGCCAGAGAAGATGGACTGTTTGCACCGCAGGCTGTCACATGACCGCCGGGAAAGATCTTGTGCAAGGTGGTGTTGCCGCTGTCTCGCGACCTGGGATCTTTGATCTTGTTGGCCAGCACAGGCGTGTCGCGCACAGCCGGGGCAAGCCGGTCCTTCGACCAAGTTTGAGCCATGTCCAAAGTCGGCTGAACCACCAGCATCGGCGCGGGATCTTGGTGGATGTGGTAGCCTACAACATTGTTGATCAGTTCTGTCTTGCCAATCTGCGCCGCCGTCATGAGCACAATTGTTTCAATTTTGGGATCGCTGACCGCGTCCATCATCCCGCGCTGATATTCCGCGCGGCTGGTTGACCACTTGCCAGCCTCGGCGCTGCTTTCGCTCGACAACTGCCGATACCGATCTGCCCACTGGCTGACCGACAGCTTAGGCGGTGGCTTCAAGGATGTTCTGATCGACTCCGCGATCCGCGCCTCAAGCCTCGTCGCCTGCTCCGTCTTGATTGTATCCGACCAGTTCATTCAATGCCTCAACAATTGCGTCTTCAATCAGCGCTTGCACCTCGCGCACTGTCGCCGATGCGTGTGCTTCTGGTGCCACCTTCGTCGGCACAGACAGCAAGCGTGTGCGCGCCTTAGTCAACTGGTTTTCAATCTGCTTGGCAACGTCTTCGATGTAGACCAGGTCGCCGCGCTCAACCGCGTTTTCCATTTCCTTCGCATCTGCCTGTTCCTTGGCGAGGCGAGCGCGCTCTGCTGACAGATCTAGATCGCCAGCCTTGTACCGGCCAGCGGCAACTTCGCGAATGTGCAGGATGTATTCCCGCCGCACTTGCTCAAGATCGTATTGACCGCGAGCCTGCTTGGTGATTACACCTTTATCGATCAGGTTTCTGACCTTGGACATTTCCATCTGGATGTGCGCGGCAACCTCTGCCAAAGTGGCCATGGAAGATCCTTTCTTTGTCGTCCTCCCCCTTATAACATTCTGTCGCTAGAAAACAAAAGTGGCGCGAACTACCCGTTTTACGGCTTTTGCCGGAAGAACCTAAATTGATAGGTCTTGTGTGATAAGGCGTATCCCAAAGGGGCATTCTGACGAAGACAGCCTACATCGAGCCGGGCTCACCCTGGGAGAATGGATATTGCGAAAGCTTCAATGGGCGGATGAGGGAGGAGCTGCTCAACGGTGA